TGATTTATTCAAAGTCTTGATTTTGTTATAACAACTTGTACAAGTATTGCCCACCTTTGTGCTTCAAGTGGGAAGGAAGTATTCATAATGGTTCCGATTTCTGCTTATTATGTTTGGAGTCATAGTGGTGATAAATCTCCTTGGTATGGTGACAATGTGACACTTTTACGACAAGAAAAGCCAAGATGTTGGAAAGCACCATTGGAGAAATTAAGGAAGATATTATTTGAAAAAGGACTTTTTTAAATGATAAGATCTGATTACGATTATTCTGATTTTCAGTTTAGCATTTTTTCTTTTTCATTTTGGCTTTCTGGTAAAATTGAAAAATTAATGAAAAACGAATATTACATTTTGTTCTTGGTGATAGCAATGATTTTCGTATTGCAAATTGGTGTTCCTTTGATTGTAGATTATTTTATGATGGAGAATGACGATGACAACTGAAGATCCAATGTATGTCTCAGTGGAAATGAATCTTTATTCGTTTCACATCTATAAGATTGTACTTTATGGACTTGAACATCACCCTGCTGGTCAGCAAGGAAGAATGCGTCTTACGAAAATAGAGTCCATAGATAGTAGTAAAATTTCCGAAGAAATAATTGTTGTCAAGGCATGGTCTGAGATGACGGAACCTGCATCTGTAGTCTCGATAGACTTATCAATGAAGCAATTCAATAGAATTATTTGGGGTGGCTTCCAACGATATTTCGGTCCATCTGTCTATACGGTTACATGTGTTGGCGTGTCTCATCTTGTCGATTCAATTCTTTCTTCGTATCTCTTGAAAGTAACTTTTCGTGGCGAATTGGACAAAACAGACGAAGAAAAATGTTTTTCGCACATGCTTGAAATGGCTGATCCTGAATTGTTCCATCAAAATCAAAAAGATAGAGAAAAAAGACTGCATGCGGAATTGGGTAAATTCAAGGGAGATGAGGCATCATCACGAAACGAATTTCGGGATGATATCAAAGAGAGACATATCGGCAAGGAATGGGAGGAATGGGATTCAACTCCTCCCCTTACGGAAGCAACTCCTCCCCTTGCTACCAACATAAAGGGGGAAGCTACCAACACAAAGGGGGAAGCTACCAACACAAAGGGGGAAGCTACCAACACAAAGGGGGAAGCTACCAACACAAAGGGGGAAGCTACCAACACAAAGGGGGAAGCTACCAACACAAAGGGTGCAAGTGGAGTAGTAGGACATCTTGGAAAAGAAGGTGAGGCTGGAAAAAGCCCACAGCAATACATAGTTGAACTGGAAAGGGCTATGCTTGACGATAGCGAATGCAATCTTGAGATTCAAAAACATCAAAAAGAATACATTGAAGAACTTAAAAGGATTATTGACACCAACAACGAATACAACAAAAGGATTACTGGATACAATCTGGAACTTCAGTCTTATCATGGTCTGCTTGAGTCGTTGGTCGAGCGATACGAAAAAGCGATACGAGAACATCAAAAAGAAATGACACAGCATTGGAAAAATCTTGGAATTGATGAAGTTCAGATACCAGATTTGGACATGAACAAAAAGCTGTGGTCGGAAATTTACAATCCAGAAATTATAAGGTCACAAACTGTGACCAAAGAACTATTGAAGGAAAATGCAGATTTGAAAGTCAAATTGAAAATGGCTTTAGAATTGCTTTCCGCTAGGGAACAAATGCTGGTAAACTTAGAAGAGAGCAGTCAGAAATGAGCAAGGTTGAAAACAAAAGTGATGAAGTGATTCGCAATTTTGATTCTGACACTTTGAGAGATTTAAATCTAAGAGGTGCGATTATATTGCAAAAGGATATGACTGGTGCGGATGTTCTTGATGCGTATTTGAATGGTGTGCATGCGATTCCTATTGATCTGAACAAGGAAATGAAAAATGATATATAGAGTAATTGAAAGAAAGACAAATCTATATCGTAATCAATTTACCTATTGGGATAATAAAGTCCTTTACTGTGGCATAAATAACACACAAGCTAGAGTGACTTATCTTTCAAGTAAGCCTAATGACTATAATAATGGATTTGGGGAAACTGCTTCTGAAACTGTTATAGAAGAGTTTGAAAGCTACTCGAAAGATATTAGATCAGAAGAAGTAATTTTTACTAATAAAATTGAAATAGATGAACAAGCAGTAAAAAATACTATTGCCGAAATAAAAAAATTAAACTGTTCTGATACTGTTTCGACATCACATGTGAGACTATCAAGAAAAAATAATGATTTGAATGTAGAGATTAAAGTTGGAGAAAAATGGATATGTGTGATCAATGATATTTATGATCAAGATTTCGTGCATGTCATTACAGTTTCAGACCTTTCTGAAGTCAACAAGAAATTTAGGATGTAAAAAATATGGCTTTGAATCATTTAATTTTGGCATTGCTATTTTTGGCGATATTGTTTCAAATCGTAATATTACTTAGTCCAAACGATGAGATCGAAGAATGAATCTACAGGAATTGCAGCAAGAGGTTTTAGACGCTTCTTTTTCCGTTCACAAATCAAAGTTAGCTTTGCGAAATGCAAGAATTGCTACTTTTGAATCTCATAAAAGATATAATATTGTCTCGAAGAAATATCAACTTGCGTTAAAAGAGCAAGATAAAATCGCATACGAAGCAGTAGTTAGTGGTTGTGCAACATTGGCTTGTTCCGCTAGAGCTATTGTGAGATTGCGATGAAGGCAGAAGAATTTGACGAGAAGTTTGATAGTGGAGAAGATATATCAGGTTGTTTGAATATCGGGGAAAATATGACTTTGCCATACGAAAGAACTAGATCAATTGCACAGACAAGAAAATTCTTGGTTGATCTTGCATTTAACTTAAAGAGAATTCCAAAAGAAGTACGAGAAATGGCGAAGGGATGTTTGCGACATTACCCTGATGTTTCACATATTCAAGAAATGTGCGAAAAATGTCCAGAGATAATGGATATGCAAACTACCAATTCTATGATAGAATGTTTTCGTTGGACTGGTGTTGATGATGCTGTTAAATTAGGCAAGAAAATCAAGAAAGAAAGAAAGAAGTAATATGCCTAGGAACTCCAAACCTAAAGAATTGAACTGGGATTTTTTGAGCCAATACTTTGAAGTAGATCCTTCAAGTGTTACTGGATTGACATGGAAAGAGAGAGAAGAAAGTGTTGGTCGTTGGAATGAACAATATGCTGGAGGACAGGCTGGAACCGTATTTACAGATGAAGACGGAAGAAAATATTGCAGTGTAATGTTAACTGTCGATGGAGTTGAAAGAAGAATTTCAACTTGGAGGGCTGTTTACATGATTTCCAAAAAAACAAATATAAAAAAAGGTTTGACCATTGGGCATATTGATGGAAATAATTTGAACAATGATATATCTAATTTGAAAGTTTGCCCTCATGTTGAAAATTTAGTTAATGCAAAGATTCATTGCAAAAACACATCTGGAGTTAAGGGTGTTCATTGGGATCATCGTAAGCAGAGATGGATTGCACAGATAACAGTAAAATCTAAAAAAATAAAACTTGGAGCATTTTTGACAAAACAGGAAGCAATTGATGCTAGGTTAGAAGCTGAGAAAAAATACCGAAGTCAATACGCCAGATAATTTATACTTTTTTTGAGGCAAAAATGAAACTTAATTCTCCAGTTATTGCGATATACATTCTTTTCACATTGATTCCTATTTCGTACTGCATGTATTTAAATGCAGAGATAAAAAACTCAATAGAAGATTATAGATCTTTGCAGAGCAAGGCGTTTGTTCTGGAAGACAATGCGGATTACGAAGGATTAAAGAATTACAATACTGGATTTAGTGATGGATACGAGACTGCGAAAAACGAAAACAAATTGATTGATTGGCAGTCTTCGATTTTGACAAAAGGATATGAAAGTGGAATTATAAAATGTTATTATGTTTCAAATGAAGGCAAACAGATAGAGTTTCCGCTTAAGAAATGGGTTAATGTTGAATTCCCTTTGAACAAGTGGATGCCAAGTAAGTGATTGCTGTATTTTTTATATTGATGCCAATAACTATTATTGGCATTTTATTATATTTATCATATTTAACATTTCAATTATTGGTAGAAGTTGTTAAATTGAAAAAGCTTCGTAAAAATGTTGAATCTGAAAAAAGATTTCCGAAGATAAAAAGAAAAATAAACAAGGCAGTTTTAAGAAAAAAAATTAAAAAAGGAAGATTCACAAGTTTGATAAAATGAAATAACACGCTATTTTAATATATGAAAAACTATAAAAAAGAATTTGAAGAATTAAAAGAAATTTCAATAAAACTTGCTGCAATTGCAAGAAATAATGCAGTTTACAAAAGTTCAACTACAGACCTTTATAACAATTGTATAAAGAAGATGTTTGATCTTGGATGTTTTCCAAAAGAATTTGATCAAGAAATTCTTATAGATGATTTAAGGTAAAATGGAAATATTAGAACCAACACTTAACTGGAACTATAACACAGAAGTAAGTAATTCTTATATTATCACTATCAAAGATCATAAGAATTCAGAGCTTATGGGGCAACGATGTCTTGAGTCTTGTGGTAGGGTTGGTCAAAAAGCAGTTATATGGGATGCCTTTGATGGCACTGGCGAAAAGATCAAAGTTCCAGAACATGCTAGAAATACTAATTGGTTAAAGTGGTTAAAATTAACAAATTACAGTTTAACTAAACCAGAAATTTGTTGTTGGCTTTCTCATTTTTCTCTTTGGTGTAAGTGCATAGAAGAAGACATGCCTTTGGTAGCACTAGAACATGATGCTATTATGCTTCAACCTTTTACGCATCACAATGTTTTCAATTCAATTGTTTATTTGGGCAGCAGCGAACAGGTTAAAAGTAATTATTGGAATCCCATACCACCACATGCACAAATGGGTCACAATTATCGTTACATTCTCAGAACACACGCTTACTCAATTGATCCATTAGTCGCTAAAAATTTAGTATCACATGCGATTGAAAGAGGAATTTATACTGCGGTTGATGTAATGATGAAGGTGCAAGAGTTTTCAATAGTATCATTTGGTATTTTCGCAGCAGACATGGCAGGAGAAACCACCATATACGAACATGATGTTCCATTTAAGGCTTAACAATGGAAAAACTAAAAGAAACATTAAATTTCAATTACAACACAGAAATAGAATCTGCATATATTATTACGATAAAAGGTCATGAACTTTCGGAGTCGATGTCTAGAAGATGTGCAGAAAGCTGTGATAAAGTTAAAATGCCATATAAGGTATCAGAAGCATTCAATGGAACTACTGGAGAAATAATAGTTCCAGAACATTTGAAAAATCAAAATTGGGTGAAATGGGTTAAAGTTGCAAATGAAGCATTGGCACTTACTGAAATTTGTACTGTTTTAAGTCATGTTGCACTTTGGTCTCATTGTGTTGAAATAGACAGACCAATTATTGCTTTGGAACATGATGCAATTGTTTTACAGAATTTCACACATCATCCAGCATTTAATGCGATTATATATTTGGGAAGCATTGAACAGCTTCAGAATAATTATTGGGGTAGTATTCCAATTCATGGTCAGTTGAATTGTAATTATAGATTTTGTTTAAGAACACATTCTTATTCTGTTGATCCAGTCATGGCTAAAAGGCTTTTATCTAGTATTGTTAAAAATGGCATTACGACATCAATTGATGTAATGCTTAGAAGTGATATTTACACAATATTACAATTTGGAATATTTGCTTATGATCAAGCAGATGGAGTTAGTACAGCACCAGAAAAAGATGACAAGAAGAAAGATGTTAGGCTTATGAGGATCAATAATAAGATTTTGTAATTAATTTATGTTAAGTTTCCCTTAACTAAAGAATGTCCTTAGTTAAGAGAAAGCGGTTTGCGTGAACTAAGGAATGTTCTTAGTCCAGCAAAGTGAACTAAGGAATGCTCTTAGTTCACGGAAACGCATTTGCGTGAACTAAGGAATTATATTTCTTTGTCCAATATTTCTAAAGGACTGTGTTCACTTAAGATTTTTCCTTGTTCATGCCTTGCTTCTTCATCTGTTGGTTCTGCTTTGCATATAAACTGCTTATCTCCAATCCAAACAAGGAATTCATCAGTATAACCTTCTCTTTTTTTAATTGCCATTTCTAATTCAAGTTTTCCTTGTTTTATATCTATATGAAGAAAATCAGAGCTTTCTTCGTATAGCGAGGAGCTATTCCAAACTTTTGCTTTCCAATTTGATCTAAAATTCCAAGTTTCTTCTTTTAGAACTTTATTTCCATGGTCTACATCTGCAAAATATCTTTCTAAACAACAGAGTGGACAAAATGCATTTTTTGGCAATTCTCCTTTGAAATATCTGTTATCTAAAAAAATATTTCCACAATCTTCGCATTCTCTTTCCATTGTGATTCTCCTTAACTAGCTGTTAGTTGTTTATACTCTTCGTGAAGTTTTTCGAGGTTATTGATCAGGTCTATACCATTTAATCCTAGTTCTTTTGTCCTTTTTAAGACATATTCATCTCTTGTTGGTTCTCCTTTCATAAGAAACCTATGGGCAGTCGATTTAATTGCCCTAATTTCGACAATTACTTCGTTATTACCATCTGCATCAACTCTGTATTTTTTGACGATTTTGACTGGATCTGCTTCAACTTCGCCAGTTTCAAGGTTGACGAAATCACCACCAGCTTCAAGTACTTTGTGTGTAACATCGTAATCCCTGTCATCCATTCCAAATTCATCCAAAACTAATGGAATTCCCATCAGATCGGCCATCTTATCCATTGGTATAATGTAATACCTGCTGCAATTACAATTTAGAATATTTTCTTCATCTTCTCGAATCATTTTGATTCTCCTTGGGTTAAAGTTATCTGCCTACTATGTTGTTCGTTTGAAGTTGGAAAATATTCAATTAAAAATGGATATTTTCTCAAAATAAATTTCTCTCTACTTATACTGGACAGGATATTGCCTGTTTGTAGTAGAAAAATCAATTTTTTTTGGTTATAATAATTTTTCGCCCCTATAGCTCAGGAGATAGAGCAATAAATTTCTAATTTATTGGTCGCAGGTGCGAATCCTGCTAGGGGTATTTTTCTTCAATCATATGATGAAATGTTAGAATGCCGTTGTTTTTCAGATATGGTCGGGGTAATTCACAACCAACTACTAATTTTTTTTAAATTAGTAGTTCGTCATAATTAATAGGAAAACATAGTGGATTTGGAAAAAACATATCAAGAAAAGTTTGGAAAAGAAGTTGGTGTTAGGTCATTAGGATGGAGCAACGAATACACCCAAAAAATAAGATTCAAAATATTGATGGAAATATCTGGATTGGAGATCACGGATAGTGTTTTGGATGTTGGTTGTGGTCATGGCGATTTGATCCATTATTTTGATGATTATCTTGGAATTGATTTGCGAAAGTCAGCCATCATTACAGCTAGGGAAAAGTACGAAGATAAATGGAAGGGTTTGTTTCGAGGGAATTTTTTGAATCAATCTGTATTTGAAACTGAAGGCAAATTTGATTGGTGTTTTGCATCTGGTGTTTTTGCATTGAAAAATAATTGGGAAGAAACAACACAAAAGACAATTGAGAAAATGTTTTGCTTGTGTAAAAAAGGAATTGCGTTTAATTTGCTTTCTGATTCTTGTGAAAACAAAGATGTTGATATGAAACATTGCACAATAGATGATGTTTCATTTTTGATGCAATCAGTTACTGATAAATATGTAATAAGGAATGATTATTTGTCAAATGATCTAACTGTTTACGCTTACAAAAGTTAGCAGCGACATTTCCAAACCCTCAAAGCTGCATTGATTTTGCTTTTCGGATCATTTGCAGTTTTTGATGATGTGTTCTTCTTTTTATGACCGCACATCCTGGCACAGAATGATTTTCTTCTTGTCTTTGTTTTATCTGACATTTTATCAATGCCACCCTTTTTTTCTGCTTCACGCTTAGTTTCAATACCTGCATGAATGCCTAGTTTTTTGGCGTAAGATGGTTTAAGCCCACCTTCTGGATGGTTCTTTTTTTTGTTGAAATTTTTGAATGGTTTTTTGCCTTCATTCAACATTTCGGGATCACGATTTTGTAGCCATTCTTTAAAGTTTTGCATAATTTTATCCTATCGTAGTTATAAAGTCATAATCTGTAGTGTTTTCCATTCTAGTATCGAAAGTGTCGCCATCTTTTAATTTTCCTACAACTTTTTGATTATTGCCATTTTTAACAATTATGCTATTCATAGTTCTTTGTATAGAAACTCCATTAACAACTGAAGTATCCAAAGAACCTTCAGTATCTACATTAACTTCATCTGGAGTCAATTGAACTGTGTAATTTACTGCTGCTGCTGCGTATTCCAAAGCATTAGCCATTATTGTTGCACCATCAGTAGCAGGATTCCAGAAATCAACTCTAACATCTGAAGAAGGCGGGTAAAAATTTAAAGCAACACATCTACCAGCTATTGGATCACCATTATCTTTATTTGATTTTTCTGCAATTAAAGGTGATCCATTAGTCCAATTTGCAATTAGAGTAGTATAAGGGGAAAGACTTCCTGTTCCATAATAACTAGAAGAACCGCCATCAAATGTAGTAACACCGACCATGATAGGATGATTCGGTAGCAATACAGTTCCAAGATATAATTGAGTATCCTCATCCTGTCCATCTGGATCAATAACATAGTATCCTTCATCATACCATCTTCCATCCAAATAGCCTAATCCCCCTGCTGTTTCAAAAACCGAGGTGACAACTCCCCTTCCAGTATCAATGTAATCAGCAATTATATTTCCTAATGCAATACTGTCATCGTAAGAATCATCATTAAAAACCAATAAAGAGTCATAGTTCAACAAAGTTGAAAGAATTGGTGTAGAATTTAAAACATCAACAATATCAATTGATTGAAATTTGTTAGTTGCCATCAATTTAGTTTGAATATCTTCAAGCCAAGTTGGTTCGTCTGTTGCTCCGAGTATTGCTATGTTCATATAATTCCTTTAATGATTTTCGTTATGTATTTATTATTTGGTCAATAGCCATCATTTAAAGTTTTGCATATCAATATATATTAAACAAACTATAATAAAATTATGATTAGACACGCAAAACCAGAAGACTTTGATTTTATAGACCACATTGGAACAAGTAGTTATCCTGATAATTACTATGAGGGAAGTGAATCTTTTCGTTCCAAGATATTAGGATATCCAGAAGGTTGTTTCGTTTGTGAGATCAACAAGGAAATAGTAGGATATATTATTTCGTTTCCTTATACTTTGTGGGAGTATTACCCAATAAACGAGAATTATAAAAAAGTTGAAGATCCTGACTGTCATTATATTCATGATCTTTGTGTAGAAAAAACACATCGTGGTAAGGGTTATGGACTTGCTTTGGTTGATCAAGTTTTAAGAATAAAATCAAGTCCAAAAGTTCTTATGTCTGTTCTTGAATCTGAAAACTTTTGGAATAAGTTTGGATTTCAAAGTCAGAAAACGATTGATTATTATGGTTTGAATGCAGTCTATATGGTAAAAACATGAAAAAATCTATATTTTTCCTTAGTGGATTGCCAAGAAGTGGTTCAACTCTACTTGGTTCTATTTTAGGTCAAAATTCAAAAATAACAGTTACACCAACAAGTCCTTTGCTGGACTTATTGTGCTTAAATAACGAAGCATTTTCTAAATTAAACTCTAACTACACCTTTGATGCAGAAAGCGTATCTAATGGTGTATACGGAGCTATAATTGATTCCTATTACAATCAATTTAAAACTGACATAGTATTTGATAAGCATAGAGGATGGCCGAGAAACATAATTCCAGCAAAAATGTTTGTAAGTTCTAGCCCAAAGATAATTTGTACTGTTAGACCAATTAGTGAAGTTATAACATCGTATATAAAATTGATCATAAACAATAAGCAAGAAGATAATTTTGTTGATAACACATTAAGAAGTAAAAGATTACACATTAGCACAGAAAATAGAGCAAAGGTATTATGGGAAGAATATATTTCTGACCCATATCAAAGCACTATTCACGGAATAAAAAATCACCCAGAATGTTTGCATTTAGTTAAATATGATGATTTGGTAAAAAGCCCAATCGAAACAATGGAAAAGATATATGATTTCATTGGTTTAGATGAATATAAAAATTACAATTTTAATAGCATTGATAATGTTTGTGCGGAGACTAAAGATAAAGCGTGGGGTTTAGATAATCTTCATGCGATTAGAAGTAAATTAGAAAAGACAAGTACAGACCCTAAAGAAATTTTAGGAGAGTACTTGTCTAGACATTATGACAATTTCAACATTGTTTAGTGTATCAATTTTCCTTTAAGATATTCCATGTTTTTCAATACTCTTGGTTTTTGAGATTCTGGAATTTTATTTAAAAGATTTTCAGTTACTTTGATTCCTTCATTTATATGTTCTGTCCAATAAGACACGATGCTGTATTCGTCATCGATGCCATAATCCCATATCCAGTTTTCTGAAAAAAGACCTGTTTTATTTACAGGCATTGATCTTGCGTATGTGGCCATCATGAATGCTTGGTGATTTCTTCCATTTCTTCTACAATAGCTTATTGCACCATGTAACGCTTCGATTCTTTCTGGACACACTTCATATGCTCTCATATAGCTTTGAACTATGTCATCACCTGGGTATTCGAGTGATTCTTTAATTTTGGCTATGTGATACAATGAAATATAAATTTCTTGATTCCAAAATCCTTGCTTTGCTCTTTCGTTGTACCAATAGATTGCTTTTTCTTGCTGTCCTGAATCTCTACATGATTGTGCTAGATAAAATGTATATCTTGAAATCATAAATTTGTCAGTTTCTGTTTTCAATGTACCTTCTAGAATTTTTACATCATTCTGAAATTTCTGATTACTTTCATTCCTTGCAGAATCTTGCAAAGGAACATTATAAATTCCTTTGAAAAAATCTCTGCTTTTAATTGGTTCGTGGCATTCAAGAAACTCATGAACTACGCCTTTGTAATAATAAGGCATATTATTTTTTGTTATAGATGTTCGTGCGTATTCTATACTTCCAAATTTACAATTTATATTGTAAAGATCATGGTTCATATTTCGTTTTTCTTTAGCGATATCAATTCCATCTTCGTATTTTAAAACTTCATCAGCATCAATCATTAATGCGTAATCAATATCTTTTTGTTCACGAAGTTTAGCCAAAGCAAAACTTCTATTGTGTGCAAAATTTTTCCAAGGTTCCGATATAACCTGCCCAGATATATTGTTTTTATCAAGCCAAGAATTGATGATTTTAATCGTATTGTCTGTTGATCCAGTATCGACAATAGATACATAATCTATCATTGGTCTAACGCTATCTAAGCATCTTTCAATTATTTTGGATTCATTTTTAACGATCATGCACAAACCAATTTTTTTATTTTTTGAAAATTCAAAAGTTAATTCTTTTGTGCCATTGGCTGGTTTTTTTGTTAAAACACATTGTTCATCGTATTCTTTTAAAGTAAAAGAATGATTGTTATTCATGAATTCTTTAATTGCTTTTTCGACACCTTTGCAATTTTCCCACTTATAGTCATCAAAAAACATTTTTCCGTTGTCAACCATAATTGGAGCAAAATAATCTAATGTAGCTTTTGTGCCAGCATAAGTATCGGTGTCGCTATGAACAAATGAAAATTTTTCATTTTCTTCGTTAAATGTATTGGGAAAAATTCCAACTTTATAAACAATGTTGTTTTCACCTAATAAATCTTTAACATCATTCAAACCGCACGAGAACTCTCCGTTTTTATGAAAATCTATATTAGAGTCTGAAAGGTCTATTCCGCTAAATGTATCGTAGCAATAATGAGTTTTATGTTTACATAATTCATGTATTAGTTTAGATGTATGGCCTTTATACACTCCAATTTCTGCCGTATGTCCTTCTAGGTCGAAAGTATCAATTAACTCTTCGTAGACTATTTTTGTTTTATCTAAACCATTGAAGCTATGATGGCTCATTGAATCCCATATTTCATGAAATGTTTTTTTGTTTTTATCATTTGGTTTTTCTAACATAAACCAATCGTCTGCTTTAACTTGTTTAATGTAAGTGTACCCTTTGCTTTTTAGTAGATCCTTAATATGTGTTCGCCTTGGCTCTTCATAATTGTGTTCTAAAGAAATGCATCCAAATTTATACCTATCAAAAGGAAAAGTTTTTAAAACTTCTAATTCTACTCCTTCGATGTCTATGCTTAAGTATTCGATAAATTCTGGAGCGTTGTTAGCATCAAGGATTTCATGTAGCAATTGTGTTTTAACCTTGATGATTTTTTCTATATAAGGCTCCCATCCAGTATAAGCTGCCGTTCCTTTCTTCCCAAGATATTCAGTTATTCCACTGATTTCTGGAGCCTTAGATATCATGAAATCTAATTCTAGATCTTTTATTCCATGCAACGCAGCTTCAACAACTTTAGAATTAGGTCTTTTTTCAAAATTAGTTGGAAATACATCTATGCATATGCCACTCCATCCTAATTTTTCAAGTTTATAAGTATTGCTTATGTGTTCACCATCGCAACATCCAGCATCGACAAAATAGCCTTTTTTGTAATGACTTAGAACCCAGTCATCTGCTCCCAATTGACTTATTGTTTCATTCATAATTTAATTTTTTCAAACACCATTTCTGGGGTTATACCTTTCATGCAAGCGTGTTGTGGATTTTCGTAAGTTTGATTTGGAGGATTGTTACATAATTCCAATGGAACCCTGCTAACTTTTGGATCTTCTTTAAAACATGGCTGACAAGACAATCTTAATGATATGTTTTCATTGTGTGGATATCCACTTGCATCTGCTTGTGTCGAGCCAAAAAGTATAATGCTTTTTATTTTTCCCTTGTTGAGCCAATTTATATTAGTTGTATGATTAAAAACTGAATCTAATCCAATGTGGGTGTTTGCCCATGCTTGTGCCGCTAGATTGTCTTCAAAAGAATCTCCGCAAAAGCTACCATCTATGTTTTCTATTTTAGGATCATTTGATCCACCTATTTGATATATTTCGATATTTGGTTTTTTTTCTTTTATAAGATTTATGAGTTCTTGCCATCCCCACCATTCTTTGTAAGTAGACCAACCAGTCTTATTTTGAAAAGTCATATAGCGAGGAGTGTTTCTATTATTTATTTTTTTTGGAAACTTTGGCAGGGTTAATGTAAATTGATCAAACGAAAAGTTAGTTTCCATCTCACTTGCAAAATATTCAAGTAAGTGTCGATTCATTTTTTTATATGGATATCCTTCGTTTAATGGATATCCAATAAGATGGATGGTTTTGTCAAAGTTTTCTTTTTTGTATTTTTCTAATGGTTGGAAATTTACGAGGTTATTGTTTGATATGAAATTATTTAAGATCGAATGAATACCAGAGCTACAGAAAAAAGTTACTTCTTTTTTGCTTTTTAATTCTTGAACAAAATTGAGAGCCATCATTATATCACCGATGGCTCCAGGTCTTATTAGTGCTATTTTTTCCACAAGTTAATATAGAAAAAATAATATCATTCTATTATATTTTCAATAAAGTTTGATTAACAGATAAATAAAATTATGTCTAAAATTAAGTTGACCATTGGATGGGCTTGTCACGATGATCTTGAGGGAAGTTTTTGGACTTCTTCTGCGTTAAGGCTTTATCATTTAGGAACAGCAGAAGGCTGTAAAGATGTTCAAATATTAATATGTGACGATACTCCCAAGGAAATAGAAGGTCTTAAAAATTTAGCTAATTTGTCTCATTCTAAATATATTCATTGCCCAAAAAACAAAGGACCAGCACATGCTAAAAACTCTGTGTTTGAACATGCAGATGGCGAGTATGTGTTGTTGTTGGATAGTCATGTTATGCTTCAAAATGGTGCCATAGATTATATTTTAAAAGGAATAGACGAAGATTCAATTAAAAAAGACATGTGGTGTGGTCCGCTTTTAAATGAAAATAAATCATGTATAGCAACACATATGGAACCAAAATGGCGGGGTGATTTTTTTGGTATATGGCAAACTGAATCGCCAATACCTGAAGTTTTTGAAATTCCAATGCATGGAACGGCTATGTTTTTAATGAAAAAAGAATTTTTCCCAAGGTTTAGTGACAACTTTATGGGGTTTGCTGGAGAAGAAGGTTATATCCATGAAAAAGTAAGAAACAATGGCGGTAAAGTATATTGTCATTCGGCACTTGGTTGGGTACATAGATTCTTGAGAAGCAAACCAGTTACATATAGATTATATGTGGAAGATAAAATTTATAATTATTTAATTGCGTTTTATGAAATTGGCAAAAACCCAAAACAAGTAATCAATTTCTTTTCTAAAACACATTCAGAACCAGTAGTGAATACAGCTAAGAACCAAGCATTAGCCATTTATCCAGACCTATTGGAAAAGTTTTCTAATCTTACTGATATTCCTGATATAGCATCAAGTTAATATGCAACAAGTAAAAAAAAATCGTTTTTATGAAATTTAAAATTCATTTTTATTTTTCATTTTTTCTTTTATTTCTTTTTCTGCATCTTCACGACTGACTATATTTTTTCTAATATTTTTAATATTTTCATTAGAAAAGATATATTCTCTTGGTTCTTCGTTTGCTGCTTGTGTAAGATTTATTGCCATGATACGAAGATCATCTTTTAGCTTTTTACTTTCTTCTTTATCAAGCATAGTAGCATAAGATAGCCTTCCATCTTCGTTGGTTCCGTAAATATCTCCTTTGTGCTTAAAGAAAAGCATTAAATCGTGATCATCGATTAATTCTTTAATTTTGCCTTCTAGAGCAAGGTACTTATCCCAAGCTAATTGTATTTCCTTATATGTTTCTGAGAAGTTTTTCATTTTTGTTTCCTATATAATGTATGAATTATTTATTCAATAACTTTAAAAGATTTTTCGAAGAAATAGATCAAACTTTAGAAAAGAGGTCTGATACTGATAGTTCATCGGAAGATCCAGCGGGTAGTAATTACTTTGATACACTCGAAGATGAATTTGGAATTGATTGGAAATCTTTAAAAAACATATTCTCCAGTGAGCCTTGGATATCATCACATTTTGTTTTGGGAAGCCCAAACAAAGAAGTTGCTTATAAAATGTCTGCTTGGGAAATAGTACCAGATTCAATTACCGAAAAAGGTGCAGCCATAAGAATTAAGCCAACAAAAGGCGGAAATAGAAGTTATTTGAAGGATGGAATACTCAAAAAAGATTCACCAGATCAAAATATGTATTACTTATCAAAAAACGATCTAATCAAATTCTTAACAACTGGATGGACTCCACCAGCAGCACCAGCAGGTGGCGATGATATGAGTGCAATGGGCGGAATGGGTGGAATGGCATGAAATTAAACTTTAAAAATTGGTTTCAAAATGAGGTGGCAACTGTTGCTGCTACAGCAGGTGGTTCTGGTGGCATGACATCTACTGTTGATGTTGCGAAATTTGCAAGACCTTTAGGCATGGGAGTGGTAACTAGAACACCTCCAACCCTATTGACTGTTGATGATCTTGAGAAAAAAAAGAAAAAAAAAAGTAAAATTTTAAAAATGTTTCCTAATTTGCCAGATGTTGTGATGGGAGATATTGGTTACTTTTAATATTAGGAACATCTATTTTTAAGCCATTCTTTAAAATGTGGAAGTTCATTTGAAGACGATGGAGACAAATAAGAATTTCCAAACCACAAGCTAATTTCCCTTTTGCCACTTTCTTCGGAATCAGAAGCATGAATTCCATTGTCCATTACTCCAAATTTTTCTATTACTTCTTTTATTCTATCTCCCATCAATTCTTGACGAAATCCACCCCTTTGTGCCTTTGGGTGACCAATTGCTTCTTTTAATTTTGCTATATCTTCTACTTCCACTATCCACACTCTTACTTTTTTTCCCACATAATATTGTGTCATTGTTGGATAAAAGTCTTTGTCTGCATGTTCTTTGTAATGTTCTTTTATAATTCGCTCATCTACCAAAACATCTTTTTCTGCAATTATTCCGTTTGTATTTTCTTCAAGCCAATCTTTGATTATTCCAATTCTGTCTCTTGCTGCTGGTTTTTGCATTACTAATATTTTGTACATTATTGCCTTGTTATTATTTATTTTAATTGTTTTTGTTGTTGATTATATCTATTGTTTAATTGGATTTATTTTTGCTATAATTTGAAATGTTAATTATTGATTTTTAAAAGGAAAATATCATGCATGATGTTTTGACAAATGTTTCAGAAAAAACAATTAAATGCTTGGACAAGGGTCATGTGACGATTGTTGATGTTATGCCAAGACTTGTTCCAGATGACAGGAAGACCGCAGATTACGCAATAATTCAAGCTGCTAGAGTTTCTTATGGAGATGGAACTAAGACCATTAATGAAGATAGAGGATTGATTCGTTATCTGCTTCGTCACAAGCACACAACCCCATTCGAAATGATTGAAATAAAATTCAATATGAAAATGCCTATATTCATAGCCAGACAAATGGTAAGGCATAGAACCGCTAATATTAACGAATATAGTGGAAGATATTCAATGATGAAGGATGAATTTTATAAGCCAGAAATTGAAAATGTGAGGCAACAATCATCAGTAAATAAACAAGGAAGTGGCGAATCAATAAATGAAGTTGATGCTTCTAACTTCATTGAAAAGATAGATTTTATCTGCAATCAATCATACGAGGAATATGAAAAAGCAATTCAAAAAGGTGTGGCTAGAGAGCAAGCAAGGATGCTTCTTCCAGTTAATTTTTATACAGAGTGGTATTGGAAAGTAGATTTGCATAATCTTTTGCACTTTTTGGCCTTGCGTTGCGATCCTCATGCTCAATGGGAGATTAGAGTGTTCGCAGATGCCATGTTAGAACTTATAAAGCCTATTGTTCCTTGGGCTATTGAAGCATGGGAAGATTATCATGAACATCGTGGAGCTATGAGGCTAACAAGATTGGAAGTTGAAGCTTTGTCAAAATCTTTGCAAGGAACTAAGGTTTCAAAAATTGATTCTGACAATAAAAGAGAACAGGAAGAATGGGTGCAAAAGATACAAAGTCTTGGATTAACTATTGAATAATTTGTTTATAAACTCAAATAATTACATAAACAATTATTTGGGTTTACAAAATGAAAGATATTTTAGAGAAAATAAAAAATAGTAACATACGAATTGCCGTTATAGGTGATTCTATGCTGGATGAATACTTTGATGTAAGTGTCAGAAAAATATCGCCAGAATTTCCCATACCAGTAATGCATTCTGATAATGAAGATCCGACAAATGTTTTCCCAGGCGGAGCAGCAAATGTCGCATTCCAGTTGAAAAACTTCAACAAGAATACATTTCTTTGTTCTTTTCTTGATGCAAATGCAAAAGCAATTTTAAGCGAACATGGCTTGGACACCTCTCTTTCTATTGATATTCCAAATAATATTTCAAGAAAAAAAAGATTTTATAGCAATGAATTTCCAACATATAGATGGGATGTGGAAAAGTCTAATTGTGGTTTGTCTGAGATCGAAATAACTAAATATTGTTGTGATTTGTTTGATCGTATTATGGAACAAGAATTTGATGTTATTATATTTTCCGATTATGATAAGGGCGTTTTTTATAACAACATAGTTTCAAATTTGGCTAAAAATCATAAATGTCAAATTAAAATTGTTGATCCAAAAACAGATATTTATAAATGGCTTGGTTGTAGTCTTATAAAGCCTAATTCAATAGAAGCAAAGAATATTACAGGACAATCAGATCACAATAAGCAAATTGAAAAAATTATAAATATCACCAATGCTAAAAATGTAATCATAACAAATGGTGGTGATGGATTGTATGGATATGATGGTGATTATTTTGATTACAAGTGTGAAGAAATTTTGGATGCCCCAAATAGCGTTATTGGTGCTGGTGATTGTTTTATAGCATTTTGTGGATTGTGTTTGGGAAATGAAATATCATTAAGAGATGCTTCAAAATTTTCTTTTAAAATGGGTTCTATTTATGTAAAGGAAAAACATAATAAGCCATTGGATTTCAATAAAATAAATTCAATTTTAAATAAAGTTGAATCAAAGTATGTCACACCAGAATTTTTTGAGAATAGAAATTTTAAATTGTGTATGACAAATGGATGTTTTGATATTCTTCACTCAGGCCACATAAGTAACTTGAATTATGCTAAAAGTTTTGGAGATAAGTTATTGGTTGCTGTAAATGCAGACGAATCTGTTTCTAAATTGAAGCCAAACAGACCAATCAATAAGCTAGAAGATAGAATGTTATTGCTGGCTAATTTGCAATGTGTTGATTATGTTTTACATTTCGATGAAGACACTCCATACGAAATTATAAAGAAAATAAAACCTGATTTTTTGGTTAAAGGTATGGAGTATCAAAATTCTAATGTAATTGGTCGTGAATTTGCCAAGAATACAATTTTTGCTCCTATGGTAGAGAATATTTCAACGACCAAGATAATTAATCGCATAAACATTTAGTTTTGCATGGTTCTTTTTCGTGTGGGCAATTACATTTTTTTTCGCACACGCATTTTTGACAGGTTTTGTGATCATGTTTTTCTTTTTCGTTTTCTTTTATAAGTTGTGTTCCAATAATAAAAAAACAAAGAAAAAATCCAAAAATAGCACTAAAGAACATATTGTAAAAGCAACAAAATTTCATTTTTCACCTAATTAAAGATTTGTGACAAATATATATAGATTGAAAAGGGGTATAAATGATTAATTTTAAAAATTGGCTAGAATCAGATGAAAAACAAGTTGGAACATTTAACGACTTATTGAAAAATTTACCGCAAGTATATGGTACAGATCCTAAAACCAACAAACCTTTGACACCTGCTCAAACTTGGAAAATGACTCAAGAAGATCCTAAATACAAAGCTTCATTGGCTAATATGAAAAAATCAGGCATTCCTTTACAGCCTGATCCTATTGCCATTCAAAATATGATTAAACAGCAACAAAGTAAAAAAACAGCGGCTCCAGTAGTTGGCACAATAGGAACTGCAAAATGATAACATTCCAACAATTTTTAATTGAAAAATTTTATGGTTTTAGGTCAAAAGGTGCCAATTCCCCAAATATGCTTATGGCAAAAAAAGTTAGCCCAGCAAAGCCAACAAGCCTAAAATTCACTTCTATATACAAATCAAAAAAAGAAGATCATATTTAATTTTATCTTTCATTCTCAATTAATGCATGATTACAAGTACTGGCGAAAATTTAAGTGTTTTAATTTGTTGCGATCATAGCATCGCAAGTGATTGGATGGCTTTTCTTAGTGCCTATTCATTTTCTAAATACTTACCTGAAGCAAAAATAGCAATAGCATGTCAAAGAAAAGATATAAGGCGAAATTTGTTTATGTGGGCAAAAAAGCTAAATTTTAATTTTGAAATTTTAAAAACAAGCGATAATTTGTCATACTTGAGTTATTTTCTCGAAAAAGAAAAGCTAAGTTTACCAGCTTTGATTGTTAGTCCTGATATAATTTGTGTTCGTGAGCTAGATCAAAATAGTTTTTTACATTCTACAAAAAATTATAAAAAAAATAATTTTTATTTAGTAAATGACTTAAATTCTAATTTTGAAGAGAAATCTGATTTATATTGTGATGTAAAAGAAGATAAAATTGTGAATTTTGTGACATATTCTAATGGTTGGGGCAACTTTAATTTGTCTTCATGGATAAATAAAGATGAGTATCCATTTCATCCTTTGGCCAAATACAATCGTACTTTGTTAGGCCTAAACGAAAGAAGATTGGATGATATATGGATGTCGGCTACAAACATATTTGAATGCATATTCAGAGGTTAAAATGAAACGATTTGAATTTGAAGATAATGACGAAGAAGATGAAGAATTCGAAGAAGAAATGAACAGGCCTATTTCTCCTGAAGAATACAAAGAGCTATTGGCAGAAGAGCAAGCACTACAACAAGAAAATGTAGAACTTACTTATATGGCATTAAATCAAAAGCTTATTGATAAGGCAATTAAATTTTGCAGTAAATCTTTTTGGTGGAACTTTTATAAACTTGATACTAAATTAGATAAAATCTCTACAGTTTATAAAAAGTTTAGAGATTTACAAAATTTATAGGATTATAAAATGCCGAATTATGCTTTTGAATGTAATAAATGTAAAAAATCTTGGGAAGAGATTGCCGACTTCGATAAGACAGGAAAATACAAAAATGTTTCCTGTCCAAAATGTAAATCCAAATCAAAAACAAAACTCCTTACTGCCTGTAGGGTTAAATTCACCAATCCAATTGGCACAGATGTTTGGAACAGTGATTCTTCAGGTCATGACTATAGACATAAATGGAATATGGAACGACCTGGCGGTGTCACAGATCAAAGGTCTAACGCACAAGAAAATTCTCATATGGGATCTAATCCCTATGGCGAAGCTGAACGCTCCAACCCATTAAATGATATTGAAAATGATAGTGCATGGGGTGAGGTTAAATAATTTAGAAATTTATTTACAAAATAAAAGATTCACCTTATAATGAATTAGTTGTACCATTACGGAAAATATAACGGAGATAGCAGATGAACTCTTTAAGCAAGTTTATAGGTAGATTCGATCAAAGTAAATTTAAAATTCTAAATAACGAAATGTCGTTTTCTGAATATGTAGATTTGTGTTACACTAATCCAAAGTTACTTAGAAATTCTTGGCAAATTATTTTTGATATGGTGATAGAAAAAGGATTCTACCCAGTAGAAGAATATCGTAAGACATATAAACATTACAATTTTTTCGACAACCCAGAATATCCCATTATTGGCTTGACACCAACTAAAGATTCTCTTGTTAAATTCATCAAGGGTGCTGCTGGTCATTTTGGAACAGAAAAGAGAATCTTGCTTCTTCATGGTCCTGTCGGAAGCTCAAAATCAACTCTTTGCAGACTGTTTAAAAGAGAAATGGAGCGTTATTCCACCACCGATGCTGGGGCTTGGTATAGCTTTAAATGGATTAATCTTCCAACAGGTGTCGATGGTATTTACTTAAAGGATGAAGATGAATGCCCAATGCATGAACAGCCATTAAAGCTACTGCCACCAGAAATACGAAAGCCAATCATGGAAGAGCTTAATCGTGCTTTGTTAGAATCAGTTCCAGAAAGTGAAAGATCTGAAATTTATGAATTGCGATGCGAAGGAGAATTAGACCCAAGATGTAGATTTTTCATGAATGCATTGTTGAAGAAATATGATGGTGATTTGGAAAAGATTCTTGAAAAACATATTCGTGTTATTCGTAAGACATTTAGTGAATCTGATCGTTGTGGTATTGCAACATTTCAACCTAAAGATGAAAAAAATCAAGACAGCACTGAACTTACTGGCGATATAAACTTTGGTAGAATTGGAACATTCGGTGCCGATTCTGATCCTAGAGCTTTTAATTTTGACGGGGAATTTTGTGTGGGAAACCGGGGAATGATCGAATTTATAGAGGCTTTGAAGCTAGATCAAGCATTCTTATACGATCTCTTAGGAGCATCACAAGAACAAAGCATCAAACCAAAGAAATTTAGTCAAGTCGGTATCGATGAGGCTATATTTACACACACCAATAATCCAGAATACGAAAAACTTAGAAGCAATCAATATATGGAAGCACTTAGAGATAGAACTGTAAAGATTGATGTTCCTTATACCTTGCGTTGGGAAGAAGAACTAAAGATTCTTGAAAAAGATTATGGGCCAACAAAAGTAAAGCAACATATTGCTCCACATACTTTAGAAGTAGCTGCATTGTGGGCAATTTTGACAAGACTAAATGACGACAAAGATGGAAAGATATCTTTGGTCGAAAAAGCAGAATTGTATGATGGTAAGCTTTTGCCAGGTTGGACAGATGAACAGGTCAAAGAGCTAAAAGACAGATATCCAGATGAAGGCATGACTAGAGGTGTTTCTGTTCGATATATTCAAGACAAACTTTCTAATTGTCTTGCGAACAATCATGATTATGTAAATATGTTCATGGTTTTAAATGAACTAAGAGATGGCTTAGAAGGTAGTTCTTTGCTAAATAATAAAGATGATGTTGGTCGATATATTACTTGTGTTGATTTGGTGGTTAAAAAATTGACTGAAATTTTGAAAGCAGAAGTTCAAAAGGCCTTGGTTGGAGATGAAGATGCGGTAATTCGATTATGTGCCAACTATATCGATAATATCATGGCCTATATCAATAAGTCTAAAATCAAAGATCCAATTACTGGACAAGATAGAAAGCCAGACGAAAGGCTTATGAGGGCTGTTGAATCCAAAATAGATATCCCAGAGCAAGGTGCTGATGATTTCCGCAGACAAATCGCTGCATTCATTGGAGATCTTGCAATCAAGCATAAGACATTCCGATGGGATTCTAATTCTAAATTGAAAAAAGCATTGGAAGCTAAATTGTTTGAAGATGTTAAAGACACTATTAAACTTTCTGCTTTGAATGTCTCTGGTGCCACAGTAGTTGATAAAGACATACAAGAAAAGATCGATGCAATAAAAACTCGTTTGATAAAACAATACGGGTACAATGAAAGATCGGCAACAGATGTTCTTGATTTTGTAGGAAGCATATTTGCTAGAGGCGATTTGGCAGAAGAATAATATGTCAAATAATTTTTGTAAAGAGGTTCTTAAAATATGTGTCCTAGAAGAATTGAAGAAGATCACAAAGATTTTATTGATGTTGTTTCTGGCAAGCTACGCAAAGCTTTAAAGAAATTTATCAAAAGTGGCCAAATTGTTAAGTCTAGAGGTAAGCGTGGTAAAATATCGATATCCATTCCAAAAATCGATATTCCACAAATCCTTTATGGCGATAATGGAAATGGAACAGGAAGAGGAAAAGGCAAAGATGGCGATGTGATCGAAAAGGGCAAAAAGGGTAAGGGTAATGGCAATGGTGCTGGTCAAGACGAAAGTGAAGGAATCACTATAAGTCTTGACCTTGAAGAAGTTTTAAAATTCATGCAGGGAGAATTAGAACTTCCAAATCTAAAGCCAAAAGTAAGCGACACATTTGATGAAGTAAAAATAAAATATAACAACATATCTTTGGTAGGCCCAGAATCACTAAGGCATAACAGAAGAACATTTTTAGAAGCTCTAAAAAGACAAGCAGCAGATGGAACTATAAATGATTTGGAAATAGTACCAGGCTGCAAAGATCCAATTAAGGCAATCAAGCCAATAAAAAGAGATAAGAGATATAGGCAATACAAGGAAATTAAAGTTCCTTCAAGTAATGCTTTGATCATATATGCTAGAGATGGATCTGGAAGTATGGATCAGCAAAAGTGCGAAATAGTTTCTGATATGGCTTGGTGGATTGATGTTTGGATTAGAAGATTTTACAAAAGAGTAGATAGACTTTTTGTTTGGCATGATTCTTCTGCTATGGAAGTAGATGAAGAAAAATTTTATAATTACAGATTTGGTGGTGGCACTACTTGTAGCTCCGCTTTGAAATTCATTTCTAAGCAATTTGAAAATCGATATCCTCCAGAAAAATGGAATATATATGTATTTTATTTTACCGATGGCGACAATTGGGAAGAAGATAATCAAGTTTTTATAAACACATTAAAAGAATCGTTTGGAGAAAGAGTCGTAAATCTTGTTGGAATAACACAAATACTTCCTTGGAATTACGCAAACTCAATAAAAAATGTAGTTGACCAAGCTTTAGAAAAGGGAGATCTTAATAGAGAAAATATTAAGACCACTGAAATAAATGCAGAAGATGGTGCTGTTTTAACAGAAGAAAAAAGAAATCAACAAATATTAGAAGCTATTCAAAAATTAATGGGTTCAGATAAATCAAAAGCTAAATTGAATACGGAGTCCGATAATGTCTTCTAATAAGTTCATGCATGGCTCTTCTCTTCTTATTGGCGATAACACTATCCCTGGTGTTCAACTTCCAAAACAATTAAAAGAACATGCTCAAATAATTTTGAATGTTTGTAGAGATTGGGGCTTGGATTTTTATCCAACTGTAGTGCAACTTCTTACCTACGATGAAATTTCCGAAGTAGCAGCTTATGGTGGTTTTCCAGTACGATATCCACATTGGTCATTTGGCATGCAATATGAAGAATTGCAGCGTGGATATGAAAATCAAATGCATAAGATATATGAAATGGTAATCAATTGCTGTGAACTTAATGCTCCAGTTTTGACTAAGCGTGGTACAATTATAGCTGGAGATGTGAAGGTGGGCGATCAAGTTATTGTTGGTAATGAAACTAGGAATGTTGTTGCGATAAAGAGACAAAACGCTTCTAAAACTAAGAAAATTTGTTTGAAAGATGGCCAAACATTAGTATGTACGCCAAATCACAAATGGCGTGTTCTTTCTAATAATGGTTTAATCTGGAAAAAAGCATCGGATGTTGTATCTGGTGATATTTTTGTAGGAACTGATTCATATGAAAGTAATTGGGATGCACCAAGAATTGATTGGTCATCCGAACAAGTTTTTGAATCAACAAGGCCCAACATTAGGCATTGTATTAAAGAAATTTATCCACCGAATCATATTACGATAGAATTGGCGGAACTTCTTGGAATTTTGGTTGGAGATGGGTCGATAGGAGTAAAGTCTGCTGAAAATATGTTAACCGTTGCTGTTGGTAAAAAACACAGGACATATGCAGAACATGTTGTAGATTTATTTAAAAAGGTATTTGGAGTTGTTGCAGAGATTTACGAAAAACCAAATTGTTTCAATGTAACATTATGCTCAAAAAACGCAGTTGATTTTGTTAATTCGATTGGTTTAAAGAAAGGTAAAACATTTAAGGAAAAAATAATTCCAGATATTATTTGGAAGTCTCCTCCTGCCTATAGATGTGCTTTTATTCGTGGTTTGTTCGATACTGATGGCTATGTAGCTAACCATGTTGGTTTTAGTTGTTATAATAAGAAATTGGCAGATGATGTTCAGATTATGCTTTCGGAAATGGGAATTCTTTCTAATTTAAAAACATTGAAAAATGGCAAGGGTAAAAAAGGTGATCAAAAATATATTAATGTTGTTAAAATTAAGGGAATTTGGGCTGAAAATAAATTTTACAATAGAATAGGTTTTGTGCTTAACTATAAGCAAGAATTACTTAAAAAATTACTTGATAGAAAATTTTGTCGTAGTTCTGGAATGGAGTTGCCTTACATTCAACGACAATTGATTATGTGGGCAAAAAGTGTAGGAATCACAACATATAACAACCATAGTCTTGGTTATTCAATTAAAATGTTCGAGAAACAAAAAGTTGGGATTAATTCTTTTTCTTCATTTGTACAAAGAGCAGAAAATCAAGGATTAAGTGTTCCAAATGAAATTAAAGATATTATTTCAAATCCTTTATTTGTTGTTGAGCATGTTGTTGATGGAGATGAGATCGAAACTGTTGATATTGCATTGGATCATGATTCTCATGATTTTATTGCATATGGATTGATTACCCATAATACATCACCTTGCTACATATATTGCTTAGATAGTAATACTCTATTGGATCATTTGACAGTTATTGCTCATGCTACTGGTCATAATGATTTCTTTAAAAACAATATTCATTTTTCTGCCACTGATACAAACATGTTGAATAACATGGCGAATCATGCAAGTCGTATAAGAAAATATATGGCTAGATGGGGTAAAGAAAAGGTTACTGAATTTCTTGATTATTTGCTTCGCATCGACAATCTAATTGATGGTGCATCAGCTTGGCATCAAAAAGTAATTAAAGATAAAAACATTATTGATAAAAAAAATTATCGTTTTCCAAAGCGACTAAAAGTTGGCAATGATAGACTTTATATGGATTCCTATATCAATACCAAAGATTTCAAAGACAGAGAGAATGAAAAGGTTAAAGATAAAGATTTGGCAGAAGAACTTGGATTTTTTATTGAACCAGTTAAAGATGTTTTTGGATTCTTGCGTGATAATGCTCCACTGAAGCCATGGCAGCAAGATATCATGTCTATGATCTATGAGGAATCAATTTATTTTTTCCCACAGAGACAAACTAAGGTATTAAACGAGGGCTGGGCTTCTATGACCGACCATGTCATTATGGCGGAACAGGGTTATGTTTCATTAGGCCAGAAAACACATGATGATGGAATCATAGAATATGCTGCACATAAGATGGGTGTTCTTGGAGGAAAATATAGCACTAATCCATATAAGCTAGGCTATAATCTTCTTTCAGACATAAGAAAAAGATGGGATAAAGGTCAATTTGGAACTGAATGGGATGATTGCACAAATTCAACCAAAAAAGATAATTGGGATACAAATGTAAAATTAGGAAAAGAAAAAATATTTGAAGTTAGAAAGTATTACGATGATCTGACTTTGATACATGAATTTTTTACTGAGGATTTTTGCAGAGAGCAAGAATATTTTGAATATAAAAAATATCCAAGTGGTGATACAATCTTGGAAAGTCACGAATATAAAAAAATAAAAAAACTCCTTATGGCAAGACATGTTAATGGTGGATTGCCAGATATTAGATTGACCGAGCCAAATTATCGTGGTAAAGGTTATCTTATGTTGGAGCATAATTATGAGGGAAGAACACTATACGAGCCTTATGTTCGTGATGTTCTTTGTTCTTTAAGGTTTATTTGGCAAAACGATGTGTTTCTATCGACTAAAGGTCATGATGGGAGCGAAATCGTTTTTGAGTGTTTTGACAATGATCCTTTAAATGTAAGAATACGAGCAAAAAGGTAAGGTGAATTATGGATTGGCTATTGAGCGAAGAATTTGTATCTTTTTCACAAAAAGTGTCTGACATTTATGGTGAAAAAAAGAAATTAAAACAAGAATTAAAAGATTATTACGAAAAATCTCAAACAAAACTTAAAGAATTAGAGCAACAGGCTCAAGTTCTTCAAGAAGAGTTTGAAAAATGGAAAAAAACTCAAACAGATGATCAAAAGTCATTAACCAAAGCGAAATAGATTAGTTTACTTTGATATTTTTTTTGGTATATTACATCAGGATGATTTGACACACTGCAAGGAGTAGCAATTAATGTTTGATCTTAATTTCTGGATTGGATTTTTTGTAGGTTCATTTTCCATACTTTTGGTTTCAATAGCCGTAGCAATGGGAGTGTTTTACAAAATGGCCACTTTCAATGATTCATTTTTTGAAAAAGAACAAAAATGAAAAAATTAATTTTTCCTTTTTTGTTTTTATTGTTTTTTGCTTTTCATCTTTATAAAGTTAATCAGATAGAAAAAAATACAGCACTTGAAATCCTTGATGATTTAATATCAATGGAGCGTGAAGTAAAGCCTGATGAATCTAATGAAGATGACGAAAAAATATACCTCTCCCCAAGAAAGTACGCTAGAAGAATTGCAATTATGGATTGCGAAGCTCTAGTTTATGAAAAATATAAACTCTGGAAGTAAACAAAAGGATTGAACAATGACATTTATGAAAGGAGTTCCAATGAAGGTGGAGATTGTCGGTTTCGAACATCTCCACCTTCATTAGTTATTCCGATTTCTCCGTTTTAGATGGGTTTGGTACTTGTGAGGAATATTCACTCAGAGCTACCCAAATCAATCAAAACTTTTTAACTATTAGTGATCATGGTATGTTGGGTGCTGTTCCAAGACAAATAAAAGCTTGTGAGAAAATTTGTGATAAGTTTGGTAAAAACAAACTTTCTCCTATATTCGCAGCAGAAATATATGTTAATAGGTTGCAGCCATCAAGTGATTCTTTGCAAGACATGCAAAATTTCTCTAAAAACTTAAACGAAATAGAATTAAAGGAATTGAGAGCTAGTCCACACCTTCTTGCGATTGCACATAGCGAAATAGGTTATAAAAATCTAGTAAGACTTACATCTTGGGGATGGACAAAAGGATTTTATAGAAAGCCAAGAGTAAATTACGAACAACTTGAGAAACATAAAGAAGGTTTGTTTTTTACTAGTTGTTGTTATAACAGCGAAGTTGGTAGAGCATTTGATTCTGGTGGTGAAGAAGCTGCATTTCAAATGATCGAAAGATACATTGAGATGTTTGGTAGAGATAATTATTTCCTTGAAATTATGCTTTTAGATTTTGTCAAACAAAAGCCTTATGATGCATTTATCATCAAGGCTTATGAAAAGTATAAATTAAAAATAATTCTTACAAATGATTGTCATTATTGTCGAAAGGAAGATAGTCACTTTCAAAGACTTATGTTGATGGTACAGACAAATAGAACAATTCAAGAAATTCAAAAGGCAATGAAAGAAGATGCCATGAAAGACTTTTTTGAATTGCAAGATGCCAACTTATGGATGAAGTCAGAGGAAGAGCTTAACGAAAAATGGGCTAAAGATTATAGTGATGTTATTCCATATGAAATTTTTTGTGAAGCTAAAAAGAATACAGTAGAGATTTGCAGAATGGCAAAAGGAGTTGAACTTGATAGAAGTTTGAAATTACCAATTTTGCCTGATTGTGACGAAAAACTTAAAGATTTAGTCATACAAGGATTCAAACAGAGAAACTTGCCTAAGACCAAAGAATATAAAGACAGAATAATTGAAGAATTGAGCCTTATAACTCGAAAAGGATTTAGTACATATTTTCTTATTCAAAAAATGATGACTGATGAGGCAAGAAAGTGGTGCAAAGAGAATATAGGTGGTGATGGAACTCAAGCTGTAGGGCCAGGCAGGGGAAGTGCTTGTGGTTCTTTAATCTGCTATTGTCTTGGAATTACAGATGTTGATCCAGTATTTGAAGGTCTTTTGTTTAGTCGATTTATGTCTGAGGCTAGAGGTGGTAGATCTATTTGTTTTGATTTGTAAAAAATATTTTTAAAAATCAAAAAAATAAAAATATAAAACTATATTAATTTTATGGAAAATACAATCACTGTAGATCTTAGCACGATGCCAGATCTCATTTATATGATCATCAAGGATGAAACCTTATTCGCTGAACTAAAGGCGGAATTCCCAGATATTCTTGCCGACCTAACAACACTAAAGACCAATCCGAACTGTTCATGCAGGGGTAAGGTTGGTAAGTTCTTTTCAGATAAAGTAACTGCTGATCCGAATATCTTGGAAAAGTATTACAAGGACAAAGCTGCTATAGTTAAAGAACTTGAAGATATTAAGTTAAGAAGAGTCAACAATTCAGTTGTAGGCAAAGTATTCAAGGTTCAACTTGGTGATGAAGCTTGGGCTAATTTCAACAAGATTATTTCTGGAAAAACCTTCAGAAGTTTCTCTGTTGTTAGAGAATTTGACTATATGTGGGTTTATTTCCTATGATATTTTTGATTTATTTAGTCACATGTCTCGGTGTCGCTTATGCTTGGTCCGACACCGATGTTGCAAGACCATTTAGAAATTTGGTAGCTAAGATACCATATGTTAATGTTCCAATGCTTTGTCATGAATGCAGCAGTTTTTGGTTTTCGTTGGGAATCTCATTTTTACTCAATCCAGTAGGCGAACTATATGTTCCATTTGCTGGAAATCTCATTTCTGCCTTTTGCGGTTTTTTTGCAAATCTTTTATTTGTTCGTAACCGATGGGTATCCTACAAAGAATAGAAAAAATTCTAAATTAAAGAAAAAAACAGGCTTGAAAATCAAGCCTGTTTTTTTGATATTACAAGTGTTTCCGCAAGTCTCATATTTTTTTGCTTATATTTATTTATCTCACAAATAAAACATAAAGAATGATGTTTTATTATAGTGGAACGCAAAAACCATTAACACATTGCTTAGATTCACCACAATAATTATCGCAATTGCCACAATTATTGTTGTCTGTTAGTCGATGTGCCTTACTTAGACATTGACCAGTACTACAACATTGATATCCGTCTTCGGTTGCTGCACCTTCGGGTGGGCAAACATTTTCTCCCCAACAATTTAAACAGGTATCAACATAACTCAACGGTTTGCAAAAACCATCGCAACACTTGTAATTACTAGGGCAACAAATGTCTCGGCAACATGTAACACCTTCGTCACAACAAACAGTTCCACAACCTACACCGTTATTATCGCAACACTTACCATTGCTGCATCTTTGGGTTTGTGTACATGCATTTGGGCAATCTCCACATTGCCACCTAATGCATGTTCCGCTACAGCATTTTTCATCGGAGTAACAAGATGGATTGCAATTTGCACACTTGCCATTATTGCAAAATTCCCCAGCAGCACAACACACTCCTTCACAACAAACATTACCCTCTAGACAACATGTTTTATTATCACAACAGTAATTCTTACGACCACTAAGATCACCACCACCGCAGCACCTGCCATTACAACAAATATCACCAGACTTGCAACATTCGCCCATCGGTGGAGTTGGGTTATCAGGCGAAGGAGTTATCTGACTCTGACTGGAACAACAGGTTTGTCCATCAGCACATGCTGGGTCACAATCTACACATTGACCATTAGGACCACATAATTGCCCAGAAGGACAGCATGTCTTATGGCCTTCTGCACCGCAGCAAACTGCGCAGCATTCTAGATTACAACATACATCAAGTCCAGTACAAGGAGGAGTACAACCAGTACATACACCAGCAACACATTTTTCACCTGCTGCTGTGTCACATTTTTTATTGCAAAGGCCACAATTGTCATTATCGGTTTGTGTTTCTTTACACGCTCCAGCACAACATTTTCCACCTGTACAAGCAGCACCGCAACCAGTACAATCTGTATCGGTTCCAAGAGTGGTACACCCAGTAGTACAACAAACTTGACCAGCGGTACATACTACTCCGCAACCCTTGCAGTTTGATGTTGTTGTAATATCTGTACAAACTTTATTGCAACACTTCTGTGTTCCTGTACAAGCATCACCACAACCAGAACAATTTGTGTCGGTTCCAACGGCAGTACACACCTCATCGCAACAATCTTGACCTATAGAACAACACACTTCTTGACCGGGCAAACCGCAACAAACTATTTCAGCAGAAGCACATGCATTTGGGCAATCGCCACATTTCCACCTAACACATGTTCCAGAACAGCATGTCTCGTCTGGATAGCATACTGGACTGCATGTTGCACAACTTCCGTTTTCGCAAAATTCACCAGCAGCACAACAAGTATTACCACAGCATATTCTTCCAGCATCGCAACATGATCCTCCACAGCAGGTTTGTCCAGCAGTACAGGGTGGCTCGCATGTGGCACATACTCCATCAACACATGATTGCCCCGATGGACAACATGCGTCAGCACAACAAATTGCACAGCATGTCGTTCCGCCTTCGCAGCATGATTCGCCAGATGCACATGGAGGTGTACATCCTGTGCAAGCTCCATTTTTGCAAGTTTCACCAGCAGGACAAGGGGGTGCATCACAACTACCGCAATGGGCGTTGTTGGTTTGCATGTCTACACATGTAGATGAACAACAGGTCAATCCATTGCCACAAGGAGGATCGCAACTGCTTCCATCTCCACTACAACCAGCAGCACAGTTTTCTGCTCCGATGTACTCTCCGATTTTTGCTTGTGTTTCAGGGTTAAACGATGCTTTTGGTATACAATAAGTTGCCATATTTTGTCCTTCTATGTTATTTACACAAAAATATATATCTCCAACACACGCTAATTTGTCGTCTACGCAAGAAATTCTATCATCTGCACAATATGTGTAATCTGGTTCGTGTCCGCAAGTTCCATAAAATGCAATTCCAGCTTCTTCGTGTAGAACCCAAGCCCCTCCTGCGGCTTCAAAATAACAAGATCCATCACAACTTACCGTGTTGCCAACGCATGAAGCCACGAAAGCGACATCATGTGGCCCAGGTTGTGGTGGCATTCCTTGTTCATATCCCTGACATTCGCAGTGTGGTTCAGCACAGTTTCCCAAGAAACATTTCGGAACTTTAAATGTGTCATTGGGAGGTTCTTGACATACTCGTCCGCAAAAACCGCAGTTTTCTGGATCAGTTTTTAGGTTCTTGCACTTGCCATTGCAGCACTGCCACAGATTGGTCTGGTTGATCATTTGCGGACACTCTATTCCGCAATCACCACAGTTAAACATGGTATTCAAATCTAATACGCAAGATCCATTGCAGCACTTGCCAGCACAAGGTATGTTGCAACCACCACAGTTGTTTTCGTCAGACAATATGTCGATGCACTGATTGTTGCAGCAAGCAGTTCCAGCCTCTAGACATGGGGGAAAGCATGGAACGCAAACACGATCAATGCACTGATCTGAGTTAGGACATGTAAATCCGCATTGTCCACAGTTGTTTCTGTCGGTATTTTCGTTTACGCAAATTCCATTGCAGCAGGTTTCCCCAATGCCAGTCTGGCACTCGTGTGCGCATGACCCGCAATTATAATTGTCTGTGTTACGATTTTTGCAAAAACCATTACAACAGACTTCGGGAAATGTACATACATTTGTACAATTTCCGCAATTCAAATCTCCTGTAAGTGTGTTTACGCAGTTTCCATTACAACAAGTGTCTCCAGCAGCAGATCCGCAATCTCTTCCGCAATCTCCGCAATTACGAACATCTGTAAGTATGTTTTTACAAACATGATTGCAGCATTTTTGATTAGCACCACAATCAGGAATACAGTTTTTACAGGGAGAAGAAACTTTTTCAAGATCGGCTGTACCCGGTCGAAATGGCTCGTTTATTGGACATTTGCAGCTTGGGCATGGCGTTTCGTTCCAAAATGGAGTACAGTCAAAACTGTAAGTCGTTCCTGAACAGGCTGGCTCTGGAGGATCTACTGGTACTGGACAACCAACCCCACCCCTGTCGCAATTGCTTATCATTTCCCATGTTCCTCCTGCCCAACCTGTAACTGGATCTAGAACAGGGAAAATTGTACATGGATACTCTGCTCCAAAATCCATGTGATGACATGGGCAGTCGAAAGTAGATCCAAAGCATGGTCCGTTAGTAACTGCAATCCAAAAATCGCCACAACTGCCCATGTAAATTCCCGATGATGAAAATGTGCTACAGTTATTTGGATATTGACAGGCAGCAATTTCCTCGTAATGACCTGTGCATGTAGGAAACATCGGATCGCCTTGAGGAGGTCCAGTTGGAACCCATCTTATGGTCGCATTTCCTGAGCATATTTTATACCCATTTGGGTTATTGTACATGAATGTGCATTTTGGTTGATTCCATGTGTATGAGCATTCTTCAGCCGTACAAGGGTCCATGCAAACACCATCCTTGCAAACCTCTCCTACAACGCAACTTCTGTCGCAATCGCCACAGTTCAAGCGATCATCGCCAACTACATTTTTGCACACACCGGAACAGCATATGAATCCGACAGGACAAACATTCGGACATGATCCGCAATGACTTTCATCTAGTTGTGTATTGACGCAATCACCAGAACAGCATGTTTCTTCGGCTGCACAAGGATGGTCGCATCTTCCGCAATGATCATGATTGTTTGTTACATCAATGCAAGTAAGTGTGTCGCCAACGAAACAACAATTCGCTGTTGTACAGCAATTACCGTTGCAGCAAGTTGGTGTTGCTTCGGGGCAAACATTTCCGCAATGATCGCAATTATTGCTGTCTTCATATATGTTTTTGCATTCGCCAGCACAGCAGTCTTGATCTGGACCGCAAGCTATGGGGCAACCTCCACAATGGTCATGATTCGTTTGTGTATCTACGCAAACATTGTCGCAGCATGTCTGTGATGGTTCGCATGCAACACCACCACAATTACAGCAGGTTCCAGTGCATTCAACTTGAACGATACCTTCGCAGCACCCGACCATGGTTGCTGGTGGGCTTCCATTATAATCTGGCCAACATGGAGGGGGGTTTGTCGGTAAATAGGGAGGTGGAGAAGATGAGCATCCCGCTGGGCAAGGAACAGTCAGAACCCATTGGACATTGTCAAGTTGTCCTCCACACCTTCTTGGGTCCCAGACTTCAGCTTCGTAAGAGGCAGAGTATCCACAAACTTTATCGGCAAGTGCGAAAACTATATTCCATTTCTCCACCATTTTTTCGTCTGTCATTTTTCCTCTACATTAACAGATAGAGTTCTATTTTGAATTTTTTGCGATGCCAATTGGTCTGGAACAACCTTGAACTTCAACTTGTGCGATTTAAATATTTCGGCAACTTCATCTTTTTTGATAGGATCTATTTCTTTGTTTGACACGATTTCTATGAAGTCGATTCCGCAATTTACTTGTCTTATCTCCGTTAAACCAGTCTCCATGAGTTTTTTCTTATACTCGTTAATCGAATGCCCTTTTATGGCAAATGGTCGATTTTCTAAGAATTTAAAATCTCTGTACAACCTTCCGCACGAACATCTTTGGTATTTATCTTTTATCTTGCACCTATCGCCATTCCAGAATTTGACAAAAGGACAAGCCAAGGAGAAGTAATCGGTTGATATAAGTCTTTCCTCATTTTCGACACACCAAGAAAGGTTGTCCATCAAGTGATAGTTTTTGTCTTTACATGTGAAGAAGGAAGCTCCTCCATCCCAACACCTCATGTGGTCGCATATATGTGACACATAGTTGTTTTCGAGAAGGAATTTAGCATCTTCATCCAGAATTTTTTCATTGCTATTGCTCAATAAGTTGCATAGTTTACCTTTATATTTTTCTTTTTTTATATAAGAGCATATTTTTTTTATTTGTGGGCCTGGGGCAAAAATTACATTCATTTTTTTTAAATTTAAATATCTGAATAGGTATTTCTGAAACACTTCTTCTTTTTCTTTTTGTAGTTTCGTGTTTGCATAATGAACCATTGCGGTTCTTTTTGTTCCGTGATGTTCCATGAAGTTTTTGCTTTTCGATGTATTGTTTATGTATCTTGAGCCACTTCCGAACGAAGAATTAAAGAAGTACATGATGTCTGGATTTTGCGGTATTTCATATTCATCCAGAATCAGATCATAGTGGTTTTCTCCTTCGATGAAATAAAGGAATGGTTCCCATCGTAAGTATTCGAATCCCTCGCCAGTGGTGCTTCCGCTACTTTTCATTGGCATGGATTCATTTTCTAAGGATTTTACATACCACTTGTCTTTGTCTATGAGATCATTTTTACTCAAAAAATTGAGGTTTTTTTTGTTTGCGTAAGCTTTAGAATTTTTTTCTGCCCAAGATGATATGTTTCTTTTTAGTATTTCTATTGTTTCGACAACGAGTTCTTCATCGTGCAGGAGCAAGTCTTTGCATATTGGTTTGTAGTCGTAAGGAATTTGCGTGGAAGGATCGGTGAAGTTTTTCCACTTATGGACGAACTGTTTTATTTCCTGTGTATTCCGCATCCATCCCTTATAAAGAAATTAAGTGTTACCTTGTTGGTGTGACTCCATTTCACATCGGGAATCCATCTTGATATTAAATCCCAATCATTGCATTTTTTTACATAACGCCATCCGCCATGTTTATCTATTAGATATCTAGTGTGCATGATCTCAGAAGTATCTATATATCCAGCTTTTGGAATAGAATTGTGAATTCTTTCTCCTATTATATTTTTATTAGAATCATACAATCTAGTGCCAGTGTAGGCTAAGTTATAATCACCAGAAGTAATTGTTTTATAAAGTGATTCTATATGATCTTTTTCGTACCAATTATCATCGTCAAGATATGCGATATAATTATGATCTGTGTTCATAATGGCAAAATTTCTAGGACCCCAACCAGCACCACTTAGATGAATTGGCAAAATATTAAATTTAAATCTTTTGTCGTTTTTTGCAATTTTTTTAAAAAACTTTTTTGTTAATTTGCAGTTTTCACATTCAATACATGTTTTATTTGTTGTATCTATTGTGCAAGATTCACAGCATCCATCTTTCACAATATAACAATCAAAATTTTTATAAGTTTGTGATTTTATAGAAATGGTAGATCTTTCTAGCCATTCTATTGGGGAGTGGTATGTTGGCATGCATATTAAGATTTTATCTTTTTCGCATTTTCTCAGATGACCCCACATACAAAAACCTTCTTAGTAGAAGGTTTTTGTTGGTTAAAATTCATCAGATGGTTCTGGTCGTGGCCCCATTTTTCTAAGGGCATGAGAAGCATGGCCTTTGCCAAACGGATCAGATAATGCAGAATCGTCATCTTTGTGAGAATCATCATCATCTGACATTTCATCATCATCTGACATATCATCTTCATCATCGTCTGACATATCATCTTCATCATCATCTGACATATCATCATCATCATCATCTGACATATCATCTTCATCATCATCTGACATATCATCTTCATCATCTGACATATCATTTTCTTCTTCGTCACTATCATCATCTGACATATCTGGTTCGTATTCATCATTTGACATATCATCTTCATTATCTGACGACATATAGCTCATTTCATTAATTGCTTTTTGAAAAAGAGTATTTTTTTTAATTTCTTCTACGATCGCCTTGATACCAGTTCCATGTTTGCAAGCTTCTGTAATAAATTTTCCTAATAATTTGTGGCGTTTTAATTCAAAAATAAGTTGTTGAATATTTTTAGAATTATTTTCGCATAAATTTACTGTTTCTTTGATTTGTCCGATTGAAGTTCCACTTGTTTCATTTCGCATCTGACTTACAAATTTTGCACCAGAAAGGTTGCGAGTTTTATTGAGCCATTCTGTTACGCTTGAAGAATCAAGCCAAGATTTAACTTCATCGCCACCATAGTTGCTCTTTTTTACATTTGTGGTTGGTTCATACTTAAGATCTGAATCTCCTTCATGAGCAAATCCCTTTTCTGCTTTATTGGGATTTTTAGCATCAGTACCAGCTTTATATGGCTTGTTAGTAGATTTAGAATCTTTGGCACCACCAGCATTTGGGTCTTTTTTGGTTTTTTCTGGAGATGTTGGGGTTTCTCCTTCATATCCAGCAACCACTTTAACTTCTGGCTTTTCAACCATTTTGCCAGTATCGTTTAAATATTCTTGAAAGCTCTTGAATGACATATCATCTCCATAGTATAAATTTTTGCAAAATACGACTGTTTGTATATAGGCTTAAATGAGTTGAAATTATTTCAATTTTACTTATTGATTTTTTCAAAAATATTTGTTAGCCTAATATCTTGTTGTTTGGTTTTCAAATGTGGTTAAGGAGTTATTATGAGCAATTATGTTGTTTATGCTATTTTAGCATGTTCTGTTCTTACAAATGGTTATCAAATATACAGAATTGATAACATGAAAAGCGTTCAAGATTTGTTGATGCAAAAAGATTTGTTAACACAAAGTGGATTTAACGAAATTCTTTATGGTCATGTCAACAGTGTGAAAAATGAAAATATGGAGCTTGCTAAAAATCAAGGAAAGATCGAAGGTATCATTAGTGTGGTGAATAATATTAAGCCAGAAAGCAATGATATTTCTGCGATTTGGCATAGCGGTTATTATCGTGGTATGGATCAAGTTGAATATGTAAGATTGGCTTCTTACGAAGACGGATACCATCGTGCTTGTGAAGATATTTCTTGTCCTGTTGGCTCTGGTACAAATGTAAACAAGAAGTTAATGTTGGATAAAATTCCAAGTGTTAATCCAACTAAGCCAACTGAAGAAAAGCCTTCTAAGCCAACTGAAGAAAAGCCTTCTAAGCCAACTTCTAAATAAGCATTTAGATTAAATATCAAGCAGATAATATGGAATATCAATTAAATTTGATATTCCATTTTTCATTTTGTGTCTTTGTATCTAATTAGCAATTCACCTAAGACTTCAATTTTCCCGACAAGCTTTTGAAATTTTGTTGGATCAATATTTTCAATTTTATTCATATAAGAATGTAATTCAGAACATAAGCTTTCATATTCTTTTTTTACTTTTTTAAAATCAAATTTTCCTTTTGAAGCTTCCTTGTAGTATGGAAGTTTTACAATAAAGTGGCTATATGTAAGAAGTGCTATACCACCTTTTTCCTTGGCATTATTGGCTATTTTTTCTGCACCATCATGTCTTTTTTTAGCGAACTCATCTAAAGTAATTTCAGTTTTTTGTTCGACAAATAAACCAGACAATTTTAAAATTTCTTCAATTTCGTTGTTCATTTTTTTCCTTTTGCGTTGTGCTATATGTAGTGTGTTGTGATATAATAATTTTTCATTTTAAGGTGATTAATATGTTAACGACAGTTCAAAAAATCGAACAGCTTTTGTGGCATATCTTTGAAAGAAGACAATTATGTGAAAAGCATAAAAAAAGACTTGAGTGGGAAATCAAAGAAATTGATATTCAAGGAAAGTCAGAATATTTTTTGAATTTATTTAAAGAAAAGAAAAAATTCCCCAAGAATGAAAACAACACCTTAGTTCCATATATTTTGGGCATAGTTGATGATTTTGATATCAATAAAGATCCCAAGTTTGTTCAAGGCGACATGCCAGATATTGATGTTGATTATCTTTCTGAAGTTAGAGATTATTTGAAAAACAAGTGGGCTTCTGAAACATTTGGCGAGGAATATGTTTGCAATATTGGTAATTATACAACATTTGGAATGAAGAGTGCTTTAATTGATATGGCTAGAGTTCATGGAGAGGCAAGAGGAGAAATACTTGAGCTTACAAAAGAGCTTGAGGCAAAAGATGATGAGGGAAAGCCATTGACTTGGGATGTTGCCCTATCACAATATCCAAAATTGAAAGAGTATTGTGAAAAGTATCCAGATGTATCAAACGCAGCCAAAAGACTTATAAATAGAAATAGAGGTATGGGTCAACATGCTGGTGGTTTGATTATAAGCTCTATTCCACTACACGATCTTGTTCCATTGGTTAAGAGAAAAGACAATCCACAAGCATCTGCATGGGTAGAAGGCCTTAATGGTCAAGATTTACAACCAGTAGGATTAGTCAAGTTTGATTTACTTGTAATTTCTAATTTGATGCAAATCAGTAAATGTTGTGAGTTGGTAAAAAAAAGAAAGTTAATTGATAGTATTTGTGCTATGCCAAATCAATCTGATTGGACAGATATCATCAAATGGCGTAATGATTCTAAAGCCTTAGAGATGGCAAACGAAGGTGATTTAAAATGTATTTTTCAATTTGATTCGGAAGGTATTAGAAAATTAGTTAGGTCTGGTGGAGTTGATTCATTTGAGGATTTGGTTGCATACACTGCTCTTTATAGGCCTGGCCCTTTGAACATGAAAATGCATGAAAGATATATTGAGAGGAAGAAGGGCAACGAAGAATATAGTTTGCATCCTCTTGTTGAACCTATTCTTGGAAAAACTTATGGAGTTATGGTTTTTCAAGAACAAATTATGAAAATTTTGAATGTCGTTGGAGAAATACCATTCAGAGATTGTGAAATTGTTAGAAAAGCTATTTCAAAAAAGAAAGCGGATGCCTTTAAGAAATATGAAATTATGTTCATAGAGAAAGGTCAAAAAAATCTTAACATATCTGAAGAAGAGGCAATCAATTTATTTGATCAAATAAAATCATTCGCAGAATACGGATTCAACCTAAGTCATTCCGTAGCTTATACTTATGTCTCTTCTCGTCTATTATATTTAAAGGCTCATTATCCTCACGAGTTTTATGCTGCTGTTTTAAGTTGTGAAACATTAAGCGAAAAGATTAAAGACTATAAAATGGAAGCAAAAAGACACAACATAGAGATGCACAAGATTGACATCAATAAGTCTAAGAAGAATTTTGAGCTTATTGATGATGTTATTTATTATGGCTTGTCAAATATAAAGGGTGTTGGAGAAGCACCAGCGGAAAAAATTGTTTCTGGTCAACCATATAATGGATTTGGAGATTTTCTTTTTAAGTTTGGTACAGACGCTAGTGTTATAAAATGCTTGATTGGATTGAGGTGTTTTAATGAATCTGATCCAATCACATTGTGGAAATTTTACGAACACTATAAAGAATGTGCGAGAAAGATAGAAGATAAAAAGAAAAGATTTGCTGTTAGTATGTCGCAATACGAAGAAGAATTTAAAGAGCTTTTTCCTGACGATACAAGATTGTTGAATAGTTTTCATGGAGCTAATCCATTTGATGGTGATGATTGGAAAAAATATGATGTAAATGAAATGGTAGAATCAGAAAGAAAATTTGAGTGCGAAAAGGGTCAGGGTGAACCTAAATTAGAAATTACTTATGTTTCAATTGAAGGAACTGAAGATTTTATTGAAGTTCAAAAAACAAGATATTATAAAATCACAAAGACGAATAAAGTTTTCAATAGGTTGAAAGAACTTAAAAAGCTTTGGGTCAGAAATTTAAAAAGCATCGAAAGACTTGAAGATTCTAAAAAATTATTGTTACCTACTATCGAAGCATTTAATCCTAATGATTATGAAATTGATCCAAATTTTGAAAAAGAACTTAAAAGCATTGTGGCTTGTGAAATGAAGTATTATGGATTTGCTTGGACTCATAATTTGGAAAAGAGCAAGGATTTTAAAGGGTACACATTCGAAGCATTTAAAGAAAACATCGGTGTTATTTGTCCGGTTGAAGTAGAAATAGTTGTTAAAAAAATGTGTAAAAGCAAAAAAGGAACAACTTATTGTCAATTGGAAGTAGAAGATGCTCTTGGAGAAAAAAATAAAATAAACATTTGGGAAGACGATCTTAAAAGATGGGGTTCAGAATTAGAACAAGGTAACTTAGTTAGATTAAGATTACAACCACCAGATAAAGGATTCCCAACATATACATTAGAGCAAAATAAAAAATTGCCTAACCAAAAATGGGTCTATAAGTTTCCAACGAAAGAAACTGATTATAGGGTATATTTGATGAAACCTGCTGTGGCCGAAGAAGATAAATATTTATCTGAAGAAGAAATTTTAGAACAGTTTTCAAATTA